TCAGGCTGTTGCAGGGTCGTCACATTTTGGCAGCCAGTCGCCGTAGCTTTCCTCTTTCAGCGTCAGGTTGGTCTGTATCCCCTGTTTGGTATGGCGCTTCTCGTAATTCAGTCCGTATTCCTTCAGCATCACCGGCAGCCCCAGCCCGAACATTTTCAGACTGAGTACATTCCGGTAGCCGTTTGCCTCCATGTAGGCCAGATAGGCGTGATAGAGGTATTTACGGTAATTACGCGGGATGATACTGGCGTTCCCCATATACATGCCGCTGGTCTGCGGCAGGGTTTCCAGATAGCCGATAAAATCAAACGTCGGGTCGGCATCCCGTTTGATGTTCAGTGCCTCGTCTGAGTTCTGCTGGGACTGAAGCAGTGACCGGGCGAGCATCGGGTCGCTGAACTTCTGCATCAGGTGACGCACGATGACCGCCAGCTCGCGGGTGATTTTGTCCTTAAGCTGCGGGTCGCGCTCCTGCGGGGCTATCTGTTCCGGGAAGTGAATAATCACCCGCCGGCGTGACACGCCGCCGCTGCGGTCGGTGAAGCGCATCGGGTTATTGTTCACGGCCAGAATCACCGCCGGGATATGCGTGGAGTACGCATCCCGGTATTTCGGGTCAACGGACACCGCATCGCCGCCGGTGATGGCCTTGAGTCCGGCTCCGTCGCCGCTCCATTTTTCCTGGTCCGGCAGGCGTATCAGTGAGAAGCCAGTTAACGCGGCACGTTCACGCGGGGATTCCAGCGTCTCGATGGTGGCCGACGTGGCGTTATCCTCCCCGGCCAGCAGGGTGGCTATTTCGGCCATGATACTTTTGCCGCTGCCGCCGGGACCGGTCACCTCCAGAAAGAGCTGCCAGTCGTAGCGGTTTGCCAGCACCATAAACAGTGCGGCCAGAATCACGTCGCGTTTTTCCGCACGGCCACCGGCGGCACGGTCAAGCCAGCGCCAGAACGCGGGGGCGTGGGTCTCCAGCGTTTCACCGTCCACCGGCGGGGTGAAATCCACATCGCACAGGGTGCGCATCCAGTGTGACGGACTGTGCGGGTGGAACGTGCCGTTCTGCGTGTCGAGCACGCCGTTACGAAAGCCAATCAGGCGGCGGGAGGGGGCTTCCTGCTGCGGAATAATCAGCTTCAGGGTGTCCACCACGGAGGCCACCTTCCCGGAGGAGAACGGCGCGCGCAGACGCTGAAACAGCCCGGCCACATCCCGGGCAAAGTCCTGTGGCGGCAGCACCTTCCAGACACCATTTTCATAGCGGGACAGAAGCTGGCCGTTGGCATCGACCGCGAGCGCCTCGCCGTAATGCTCATAGATACGCATGGCCTTTTCGCTGGTACTCATGGCGGAAAACTCCGCTTCGCTCATGGTATCGAACGGGCTTTCAGCCGGTGGCCGGATGGCATCATAAATGGCCTTACGGGTGGCCTCCCCGCCGTACTGCGTGAAGGCATCATTCCAGTCACCGAAGACCGGCGGCAGGGCAACAACGCCCTCACACGCATCTGCGGCTGCGGCGGCTTTTTTCTGGCCGTCACCGCTGAGGTCACGGTCTGCGGCAAGGACAATCTGACAGGCCGGATGCTTCTGCCGGGCAAGGCTGGCCAGAGAAAGGAGGTTCACGGAAGAAAGCGCCACCATCACCGTTTCACCGGTCAGGTGATGTACGGTAAGTGCGGTCGCGTATCCCTCCGCTATCCACAGACGTTTTCCGGCCTGATTCTGTCCTTCAAGGGTGTGACAGGTGCCCCTGACCTGTCCGCCTTTCAGGGTGCGCTTACGGCCGTCAGCACTGATTAACTGAAGGTTAACCAGTTCGCCGCTGTCGTCATACAGTGGCACCACAAGGTCACCGGCGCGCCAGCTCACGCCACCGGCTCTGTGTGTGCCGGTCAGCATCCGGCATTCCCGGCCGGGAAAGCCCTTGCGGGTCAGGTAGGCGTTACCGGTTCCGGGACGGGTTTTTGCCATCAGGGTTTGTGCCAGTGCGGCGGCGTTCTTCCGGGCAGCGTCTGTTTCAGCGCCGGCGGCGGCCGTCACTGCCGGGTCAGCCGTGGGCAGGCTGCCGGTCACGGCAGCCACCTTTGCGGCCGCGTCGGACGGGGAAACACCAAACACCTTTTCAACCAGTTTCAGGCCGTCACCGGCACCACACTGATTGCAGTACCAGGTGCCGCGCCCCTCCCTGTCATCAAAACGGAAGCGGTCACTCCCGCCACAGACCGGACAGGGCTGATGACGGTTTTTCAGCACCTGAATCCCCAGCGCCGGGAGAATACGCGGCCAGTGGCCGAGCGCATGGCTGACGGTGGCGGTTACGTTCATTTTCATGGTGTTGTTCTCCTTCAGTGCAGTACCGGCGCTTTTATGTGACGGGCACAGAGTTCATCCATCACAACCAGCCCGAGAAAGGACAGCGACGGCGCGGCCTTCAGGGGGCCGGATTCCATTAAATCTTCCAGCAGGGCACAGGCTATCTGACGCCCTTTTTCCTCACCGTGCTGGCGCAGATAAAAGCCTTCCAGCTCAGCGGCGATGGCCGCCTCCAGTGACTCAAGGGTGAGATGCGGGTAGCGGTGCTGACGTTCGCACACGGTCAGCCAGGCACAGGCGACAGCGCGACGGTAAAGGGCAGCGCGTAAGACGGGCGGTAAGGGTGTTTTCATTTGCTTTTCTCCCTGTGACAGATGACTGCATTCCGTGCCGGTTGCATTAACTGATAAGGTATATCTGCGTCTCCTGAAGACGTGCGTATCCCTGCGCGAATACGCACATTTAATTTTTCGGGGGTCGTTTTTTAATTACAGATAATTGCGGTAACTGTTATCCGGGGTGGTTTCCGGGTCAGGCTCCGTGCGGGGAATTTCCCGCCATTCCCGCGCCACCGGTGCTGCCCGGCTGACCGGAACAGTGTCCTGCGGGTAAATATCCAGATATTTTTCCCGCCATTTCTGTAATTCCGGGTCTCCGGCCATTTCTTTCAGTACCGCATGCCGGTTTACGGGGCTGCGTTTAAACAGGTCAGGACGGTCACAGGTAAATTCCCGCAGAAAACGCCCCAGCGGGATGTCTGTGGTGCGTCCGTCAGCGAGGATACGCACAAGGATACTGAATTTACGGCGGTACGGGTTCCAGACAATTTCCGGGCAGCGGTACGGCATTTCCCACGGAATACCGTCTTCCAGAATGCCGACCACGGCCACATCGGGAAAACCGGCAGAACGGTAAATCTCACCGGGCTGGGGAAAATCAAACATGCGTCCTGTCTCCCCGGTCTTTCTGCTGGGCGAGAAAATCGCGGCACAGGCCTTTGGCTTTCAGTTCATTCAGCACAAAATCAATATCTTCATTCAGGTAGCTGAAAATATGCGGAATGTAGAGCTGATGCAGGCCGGAGAGTTCACGGTGAATCAAATCACCCCCAACAAACTGGGATACGGCGCTGGCGCGGTTGAGCTTATGGTAAGCCTCAATGCTGAGGTGTTCACGGGCGTCATGACGCGCTGAGACGGTCTGAGGGGCTTTTTTATTACGCACGGGACACCTCCACCACCGGCAGACGGGCAGCAAGGGAGAGCACATAGTCACGGACAAGGGAACGGCGGGCACTGCGTTCATCACCGGCGACGGTGCGAAGCATACAGATACGGGGATGACGGTCTGCGCGACGGACAGCCGCAAACACAAAGACAAATTCAGGGTGTGAGGGGGTAAGGGTTGTAGCCATAAGGCAGCCTCCTTCGAGTAGCAAATAACTGCTATCGCCGGAGTTCTCACGCTCGATGGCGATAGCCCAGACGGGGGTGAGAATACCGGCCTCGAAGAATACCGGCCAGCCCGGAGGCTGCCCCGCCTGAGCTACCATTGACTCAGTGGCATAACATGCGATTGCGAACAGGATCATACCTGCACGGCAAACCACACGCCACACCATAATCTGGCGCTCTGTGGCGTTGATTGCGACACAAAAAAAGACGCATGGCGCGTCATATGTCGCCTTCGAGCTACACGGGTTCTCACGCCCGGCTGCCGATTTTGCGGCAACGGAAAGACTATATCCGCAAATGCCGGAAAAAGGCAAGCCAGAAAAAGGGAGTTTTTGCAGAGCGGGCATCATCATGCGTCATACCCCCGTTTGCGTCCGGCAATGCGGCCGGCCATCCATGCGGTGACTTCAGAGTGCAGCCAGGCCACATTTTTACCGCCAAGACTCACCTGCGGCGGAAATTCCCCCTTACGGATGAGTTCATAGATGGTCGAGCGTGACAGGCCGCACAGGTGCATCACTTCCGGCAGACGTAAAAAACGCTCCTGCGTGATGTCCGGCAGCGGCATCAGTGGCGTCACAGGGGCGGGAGACGGGGAAGAAAAAACAGCTTGCATCGGGCTACCTCGTTAATGTCCATACAGCACCGGATAAGTCCGTCCGGCTTCGGGTAGCGCTTTATTTTGTGAATATTTTTGGCAGACGCAACAGGGGGGATTTGTTCCGGCAGCCTTACAATGGCTGTGCGTTTTTTGTACATCAGCGCCAGATAGCTTTAAAACGCTCTGGAAGGAGCTGGAAAAAATTATAGTGAAATACAAATTGTTTTTTCTTATTTATTTCAGTGAATTAATAAAAATAAAAAGTAATAAACAGCACAAAAAGCCCATCAACGGGTGAACAGTGGTGAACAGACGGTGAACAGTCATTACTGCGATTGTTCACCATTTAACTTACTGTATTACTTATCTTTTTTCTTATGGTGAACAGAGGTGAACAGTAAAATATAAAAAAACAAACAGTAAGCCGGTTTTTCCTGCGACCTTTTCCTGGCTTGCCGGTCTGAGGATGAGTCTCCTGTGTCAGGGCTGGCACATCTGCAATGCGTCGTGTTGTTGTCCGGTGTACGTCACAATTTTCTTAACCTGAAGTGACGAGGAGCCGGAAAATGTCTGACAACACCATCCCTGAATATCTGCAACCCGCACTGGCACAACTGGAAAAGGCCAGAGTCGCTCATCTTGAGAACGCCCGCCTGATGGATGAGACCGTCACGGCCATTGAACGGGCAGAGCAGGAAAAAAATGCGCTGACGCAGGCCGACGGAAACGATGCTGACGACTGGCGCACGGCCTTTCGTGCAGCCGGTGGTGTCCTGAGCGACGAGCTGAAACAGCGCCACATTGAGCGCGTGGCACGCCGGGAGCTGGTACAGGAATATGACAATCTGGCCGTGGTGCTGAATTTTGAACGTGAACGCCTGAAAGGGGCGTGTGACAGCACGGCCACCGCCTACCGGAAGGCACATCATCATCTTCTGAGTCTGTATGCAGAGCATGAGCTGGAACACGCCCTGAATGAAACCTGTGAGGCGCTTGTCCGGGCAATGCATCTGAGCATCCTGGTACAGGAAAATCCGCTCGCCAACACCACCGGCCATCAGGGCTATGTCGCACCGGAAAAGGCTGTCATGCAGCAGGTGAAATCATCGCTGGAACAGAAAATTAAACAGATGCAAATCAGCCTCACCGGTGAGCCGGTTCTCCGGCTGACCGGACTGTCAGCGGCAACACTTCCGCACATGGATTATGAGGTGGCAGGCACACCGGCACAGCGCAAGGTGTGGCAGGACAAAATAGACCAGCAGGGAGCAGAGCTGAAGGCCAGAGGACTGCTGTCATGATTTACTGCCCGTCGTGTGGACATGTTGCTCACACCCGTCGCGCACATTTCATGGACGATGGCACCAAGATAATGATTGCACAGTGCCGGAATATTTATTGCTCTGCGACATTTGAAGCGAGTGAAAGCTTTTTCTCTGACTGTAAAGATTCAGGAATGGAATACATTTCAGGCAAACAGAGATACCGCGATTCACTGACGTCAGCCTCCGGCAGTATGAAACGCCCGAAAAGAATGCTTGTTACCGGATATTGTTGTCGGAGATGTAAAGGCCTTGCACTGTCAAGAACATCGCGGCGTCTGTCTCAGGAAGTCACCGAGCGTTTTTATGTGTGCACGGATCCGGGCTGTGGTCTGGTGTTTAAAACGCTTCAGACCATCACCCGCTTCATTGTCCGCCCGGTCACGCCGGACGAACTGGCAGAACGCCTGCATGAAAAACAGGAACTGCCGCCAGTACGGTTAAAAACACAATCATATTCGCTGCGTCTGGAATGAAGGCTGCCGGTTAACCCCGGCCGTCGCCGCACACCGTATTTTTATTCTTCAGCATGATGAGAAAGAGATAACGATGGAAAGCACAGCCTTACAGCAGGCCTTTGACACCTGTCAGAATAACAAAGCAGCATGGCTGCAACGCAAAAATGAGCTGGCAGCGGCCGAACAGGAATATCTGCGGCTTCTGTCAGGAGAAGGCAGAAACGTCAGCCGCCTGGACGAATTACGCAATATTATCGAAGTCAGAAAATGGCAGGTGAATCAGGCCGCCGGTCGTTATATTCGTTCGCATGAAGCCGTTCAGCACATCAGCATCCGCGACCGGCTGAATGATTTTATGCAGCAGCACGGCACAGCACTGGCGGCGGCACTGGCACCGGAGCTGATGGGCTACAGTGAGCTGACGGCCATTGCCCGAAACTGTGCCATACAGCGTGCCACAGATGCCCTGCGTGAAGCCCTCCTGTCCTGGCTTGCGAAGGGTGAAAAAATTAATTATTCCGCACAGGATAGCGACATTTTAACGACTATCGGATTCAGGCCTGACGCGGCTTCTGTGGATGACAGCCGTGAAAAATTCACCCCTGCGCAGAACATGATTTTTTCGCGTAAAAGTGCGCAACTGGCATCACGTCAGTCTGTGTAAAATTCCCCGAAAATCCGCCCGTTTTTACTGAAAAAAGCCATGCATCGATAAGGTGCATGGCTTTGCATGCGTTTTCCTGCCTCATTTTCTGCAGACCGCGCCATTCCCGGCGCAGCCTGAGCGTGACTGTGCAACTGCATTAAAACCGCCCTGCAAAGCGGGCGGGCGAGGCGGGGAAAGCACTGCGCGCCAGTGTATATTTATATTATTCATAATGTGGAGGTAAAACGGTTTTTATAGATTACATTGAGTTTGGATATATTTGCATTGAAAAAAAGGCACCAAATGGTGCCTTCAGTGAAATTATAACTTAGCTAACAAGCTTTAGCCTTGGAGGTAAGGAGTAACTTGCATCAATAGGTATATTTTCTAAAATTGTCTGATAGACCTCGTCTCTTTTCTGATATGGAAGTTCAGAAAGTTGATTTATTATATATTTCTTCAGTGCGTCATTTCTGTCCCACTGGGTATGATAACGTCCATTGTTTAGCTTTTGTTCTATTTTTATAAGTGATTTATTCTCGTCATAAATATAACGCATAGAAATAAATGTTTCATCATCATCAATTTTTTCGGAGTAATCCATGATGAAATAAATAAGACAATTGACCTTGTATGTTTCAATTTTTTTATATTCTTTTTCAAATATAGCGGTCACAAGTTCATCAGGTTGAACTCCCTTGACTGAACAAAAGGCAGCTAAATTTTTCAAAATTTGAGCTACATTAATCATTTTAACATCCTCGACACTTCAGCTAAGATCTCAGGTATTGAATTAATTGAGTTCTGTAAAGTTTGGTTGTCTCGATCTTTTACAGGACCAAACTGTCTATACAATTTACCCAAAATGAATTTTACAATAATAGCATCATTTGCATCGGTTGTCTGTAGATTCCTAAGATGTGGTGAAAAAATAGGTTGCAGTTCTTGTCCTTTCTCATCGAGGCCATTTATTATCAGAAGGTTAGAAGCCTCTTCTTTAATCTTAGCGGTTAAGATCTCTCTCATTTTTTTACGAGCAAGATGCGGCCTTTTTTCTACTAGATCTTGATCTATTTCTCCAGCAGCTTTCCTAGATTCTTGTTCAATTAAGTCTCTTTTAAACAATTTCAGAGTGTCATCAGGTAACGTTAATCCTGCATCAAGACTTGCCTTCCTGAATATTTCTAATTGTTCATCAACTTTTTTGTTTATTTCAGCTCTTTTTTCTTCGAATAAAGAGTTAAAATCAACATCTTCTAAATAAGAATCTTGATCACTGACGTAAGCCCCATCACTTGCGACACCAGCCAAAAAGTTTTCTCTTTCTCTATAATAATCATCAGTAAATGTATATTCTCGATTGATGGTTCTTTTGGCTCTATCTACTTCGCTCTGGAATTTTTCCCACATTGGATTTAATCCAATTTCTTCATGAAAAATCACAATTCCATTATTATCTATTTCAAATGCAGTAATCTCGTTTTCAGGAATCGCACGTAGAATTCTGCCAACAACTTGAGCAAATGCATTAAGGCTCCTGTAAGGTCTGAAGATTGCCAAAATGCTTAAATACTTATGGTCATAGCCCTCCATTAACATATTTACCGATATAACAACATCGGCGTTATGATTTTCAATGTTAAGGAAAGCGTCTGCTTTTACTTCATCATCCATTTCACTATGAATTATAACTACACGTAGACCTTTTGCTTCATACCATTTAGCTAGATCTTCGGCATGAGTAATGCTACATCCTACAGCGAGAATTTTATGTGGGACTTTAGGTGATGCTTCTTTAAGTATATTTAGTTTTAAAATACTATGCTCAATCACATCATTTGAACACTCCGGAGATAGGGCAATGCTTTTTTCAATCCATTCTTTATCTTTAAATTCTAAAATATCTTCTTTAGTTAGTTTTTTGTTAGGTATATCTGGAGTTGTGAAGTACAACTCATGAGCATTAACAGTTTCTTTTCTTAACCATTTTACATATTTTGCTCTCATCACTTCTGACAATGGTGTTTCATGAATTATTTCTCCCGGGATTTCTTGAGCATCACCACGATAAGGGGTTCCTGTGACATGTAAAACTTTTGCTTTAGAGAAATATTTAAGAGCATCACGCCAGCTTTGGGCTGGTGCATGATGTGCTTCATCAACGATAATAAAATCAAAGAAATCTTCTGGAACTCTATTAATTAGTGCGCTTTTTCTATTTCCAGATATACGTTGTATATTAGAAAATATAATGTGGCTTTGTTCTAAGTGTTCAGAAGATATATCTGGTGTATATTCACTAACTACAGGAATATCTTTACTGCTGAAGACAATGTCATAATTTATCCAAAAGTTATCTTCTAATACTTCTTGTGTCTTTCTAATACTATCTTTGGTAACAAGACCTGGTGTAATAATCAAAACTCTTTTTTGAGATACACCGTATGGTGCAATAGAAATTAACCCACTTTTACCTGTGCCTGTAGGTAGAATCACAAGAGCTTCACGGTGCTCAGGGTCGCTGAAAAACTCCCTTATTTTTATATAGGCCTCGATTTGAGGAGTTCTTAACTTTCTGTTTCCTTCGATATTTACTGCTGTGTTAGTAAAATAAGTCATATTTTCTCCTTACATTAAAAAATCAGCATACCACTGAAGCATTTCTTTCCGTTGTAAGAGGTACTGTGCATGGTTGTAAGTGCCTCTTATGCTGTTTTTATCAACATGTGCTAGTTGTAGCTCTATCCAATTGCTGTTATAGCCTTTCTCATGCAAGATTGTCGATAAACTATGTCTAAAACCGTGTCCTGTAACTCTTCCTTTATACCCGAGGAGTTCAATTACTTGATTTACACTTTCCTTACTGATAGGTTTTCTGCGGTTGTTCCTTCCTATGAAGATGTATGGGTAGTGTCCTGTAATTGGTTTTAGTTGGTTGAAAAGATCGATTACCTGCGTTGACAAAGGGACAAGGTGAGGACGACGCATTTTCATACGTTCTGCAGGTATTTCCCATATCCCTTTTTCTAAATCAACTTCTTCCCAAGTGGCAAAGCGCATTTCCTGTGTTCTTACACCTGTAAGCATCACAATCTTGGTCGCATTTTTAGTGATGATACTGCCCGTGTAAGCTTCAAGATCTCTGACGAAGTAAGGTAATTCTTCTGCAGTGAGAAAAGGATGATGTTTTTGCTTTGGAGCGGCTAACGCTATAGCTAAATCAGGTGCCGGGTTGTATTCAGCGCGGCCAGTGATGATCGCGTAACGAAACACTTCTCCGCATCTTTGTCGTACTTTTCTTGTTTTCTCCAATGCCCCACGTTTTTCTATACGCTTAAGTACTTCAAGCAACTCTAGCGGTTTAATTTCAGATATTGGTCGTTTACCAATAAAAGGAAAAACATCATGTTCAAACGTCCTAATGATTTCTTCGCGATAGGCAACTGTCCAGCGGTCTGCTTTTGCTGCATACCATTCTCTGCTAACGGCCTCAAAAGAGTTTTCAGTTGATAATTTCTGAGCAAGTTTCTGAGCCTTACGTTCTTCTACTGGGTCAATGCCGTTTGCAACCTGTTTACGTGCCGTATCGCGTTTCTCACGTGCTTCCGCGAGGCTTACAAGATCATAACTACCAAATGACATTAGCCGCGCTTTGCCTGCAAAACGAAAACGGAAGCGCCATCCCTTTGAGCCGTCTGGGTTGATGAGTAATGACAAGCCTTGCCCATCATTCAATGTATATGGTTTGTCTTGTGGTTTTGCGCGTTTGATTTGTATATCGGTTAGAGCCAT